ATGATTATTCTGAAGTAGTCAAAATATTCAACAACAGTACACTTTTAGAAAAAAACACAATAAGTGTTCCATAAGTCGTCTATAGTACTTTTTAAGTCTAATTTGGTTCATACCTAGTTCGTTTCTTCTTCGCTTCAAAGTCCTATCTGAGTCACCCTATCTTCGACAATTTCGCAAAAAGTCGAAGATAGGGTGAATTTGGTACGACTTTGAAGCGAACTTGAAAGGTCTTTGGTATAAATAAATACACCTTTTAGAACACAAAGACATTGGTATGATATGAATTGATGTTTTACTAGTGAGATCAGAGTAAAAAATGAGTAAAAAGTGATGTCGTGAAAAGATATAAACTTTATGCGAGTTTGCTCTTTTGAAAGACGGTACATTGGTGTTTGTATAGATGTGATGTGTGGCGATATAGCAAGCTGCGGTGAATAGCTAATGTTGGAATAAAGCTATGAGTCTAATTTGCTATTTTTTTTCTTAAAAGTCATAGTCAATGTTGTAAATATTGTTAATACTTATTATATTTGTTGTCATGTATTATTAACCTTTAATCAGTCAATATTATGGGATTAATCAACTGTCCTGAGTGTGGTAAAGAGATTTCGACTACTGCGCCTTCTTGTACTTATTGTGTACCCACCACAAATAGAAAAGTACAAAAGTAAAAATGATGTAGAGTGTTGATATAATGCGAATTACACAAAGACGAGTCACAAATAGAAAAGTACATTAGGGTGAAATAAGAGTTAATTAATAGCCGGTGTGGGATGTGTATGAGTGAAGGCGTATGTAGTGTGTGTATATCGGCTGTTAATCGATGATAATATAAGTATGTATAATGGGCGGAAAGCGTGGTATATACTGCGTTTTCCGCCCATTATTGTATATATAATAGGCAGACCTCTTACCGCTAAAAAAGAGCCTCCTAAAAGAGCGTGATTATATATTATGTTGATTACATCTCAAATTGAAAAGTACACGAAATGGGGACAAAAAAGGGACAAAAAAGGCTATTAGGGGGACATTTAGGGGGACAAATCAGAGAGAAAAACGCAGTGAGTTGTATGGTATATGATAGGGTTATTTCGTGAGTTGGTAGACTTAATGACATTAAAACGCACGAGTTTTGGAGGAGAAACCCGATAAAAGCGCGAGTTTCCTCTGTTAATTGCACTTTAGCGACACAAAAAAGCACGAGTTTGATAATTATAATCTTTATAATTATCTAAAAATCACCATTATAACACTTTAAACGGGTTAAATTCTGTGTGAGGCGGCGCGTGTGAGGCTACTCCTTGTTCGAAAGGGCTTGTTCAAGGCGTACTTCAAGACGCCCTATCTCCCTATTAAGCTCTCTATTGTCGTCCTGAAGCCTCTTGTTCTCCTCTCGTAATACATCTATAATGCTGGACAAACGACCATCAAGAGAATCATCGCCACCCCTCTTGATCTCCTCATCCCCTTCTCCCCTCAGCATATCACCCTCTCCTGTCAGAAGCCAATGAGCGGAAATATTCGCACATGCGCACACAGCTACAAGTACATCATAAGATGGTTTGCCTTGCCTTTTCCCGACAACATTCTCCACAACGGTTGCTGATACACCTATAGACGTAGCAAATGCACGCTTATTACCGTTGTATAAGGCGTTAATAATACGCTCAAATCTCTCATTAATCGTCATAGTCTTATATGTTTAATTTCGCATTTGCGAAAATAAATATTCGCAAATGCTTGCTTTTTTCATTCGCAATTGCGAATATTGCACCGTGTTACTAAACTAACACGGCAGTAAAATACGCAAAAACGAACTAAAAAGCAAAGACATGAAGAAGATAATCATGAAGCGCGGAGGGGTCAAACAAGTGGCTGAACTCCTCTCAAAACACCCCATTGTAGTGGCTCGCGCACTATCGGGTAACTGCAAGGAGACACCCATGAACCTACGCATACGCAAGTGCGCACTCAACCACGGCGGAGTAGAGCTTGACAGCGAAGGATGGCACGGAAATTTCGAGTGCTCAGCGATGAAGCCTGAGCGTATGGCGTTTCGCTTCGCCAACGGTGCCACTCTCGAGATACGAGAGCGCGAACAGGCCATAGAGGTGACACGCCCCGACGGCAATGTTGATCGCTACGAGTTCACATCCGACCTACGCCTCTGCGACGTGCGAGGGCTACAGGTAATGACAATGAATATATAACAGGCTGAGAGTACGATGGAGATAATAGATAACAGACTCGCTGTAGAGGTCAAATGGTTGGTCAGCACCGACGTGATGTCATACGACTGCATCAGGAAGATGATGACACGCGGTACAGTCACCGTCTTGCGCACCAAGAGTCGCTCTCGATCGTCACTTATAGCATACGACTCCCTACCTATGAAGTACCAGGAGAAGATAACGAGTATATACGGCAACGTGTACGCTCTCATCGACGAGCAGACACTACAGCCGATGCACCGCCCCGATGTGTCGAAGTACTACGATGATTATATCTGTGCCGGTGGCGGACATCTGCCCGTCAAGGTGGCACGCACCTACTACGCTACAGCGTGTGTCTTACGTGCTATAGACGACGTGGTGGCGTCAGCCAAGGACAACAACAGATATGGCATATCTGCGGGTAGACTATGGGAGCGCATATCGCAGATGGTGCAGATGTTACCCATGGACGAGTGGCCCGTCGCTTTGCCGTCTAATGTGCGAAGCCTGGAGCGCCGTTATAAGGAGTGGAAGAAGAGCGGTGACGCCGTCCTCATACATAGCGGATACAAGACGCAAGGCAGCAACGCAAGCAAGATAACCCATGAGGGCGAGCAGGAGAGCGTCCTTGTAACCCTCTTCTCCGATCCGCGCAATCTTAACGACGCACAGGTGATGACGCTGTATAATCAGGTTGCCGAACGTATGGGGTGGGCTAAGATAGGACTCACCACTATCGCCAACAGACGTAAGCGTACCGACTGGATGACTATAGCACGACGCAGAGGTGCTAAGACATACGACAACAGTCGAGCTATGCAGGTAAGACGCACAGCACCGACACGCCCACTCTCCCTCTGGACAATGGACGGTTGGGATGTAGAGCTTGCATATCAGGCAACACGTCTCGACAAGCAGGGGCATAGCGTGACGACATACCACAACAGGCTCACCGTTGTCGTGGTGCTTGACACATGTGGCAAGTATCCCATAGGGTATGCAATAGGAGACAGAGAGACACCCGAACTTATACGTGCAGCGTTGCGTTCTGCCGTGCGCCATGTGGAGGAACTATGCGGACAGATGTGGCACGTGGCACAGCTACAGAGCGACAACTACGCCATTAAGACATTGCGTGACACTTATTCGCAGGTAGCTTCTAAGGTGACGCCGGCGAGAGTAGGCAACGCCAAGGCTAAGGTCATTGAACCGTGGTTCGGGTATATCAACAAACAATATTGTCAGCTACAGCCCAACTGGACAGGCTTCGGCGTGACAGCAACCAAGGACAACCAACCTAACTACGAACTACTCTCTAAGTATCGCACCAACTATCCCGATCGCACAGGTTGCGAACAGCAGATACACGCTATCATCAGAGCCGAAAGACAGCGCATAGGAGCAGAATATAAGCAGGCTCTCCTATCAATGGACACATCACATCTCACAGCGATGACACGTTCGCAGTATCTATTGGCATTCGGCGAACGCTCAGCGAAGGCTATACAGATGAGAGGCGACGGACTGGGTATCATGATAGGCGGACAGCGTCGTGTCTATGACTCATTTGATCATGAGCTGCGCCGACATATGTCGGAGAGGTGGACGGTGGTGTATGACCCCGACAGTCTACAGACGGCATTGGCTATAAGCGAAGATGAACGCATAAGGATAGAACTCACGGAGAAGTACGTGCAACCTATGGCGCTATGCGACCGCAAGGAGGGCGATGCTGAAGAGTTGCAGAAGGTAAGAGAGTTCAACGCCGAAGAGCGCAAGGCAATAGGCGAAGCGTTGGCGGAACATCAGCAGAGGGCGCAAGAGGTTATTGGTGGCAAGCGAGAGCTTGAGATGCTACAGAAGTTCCTCGTCGTGGACCACCGAGGGCAACACAAAGACCGACGCAACGACGCACGACTGCTCGCAGAACAGGCAGAGTCAGATGTATATGATGATTATTAACAGATAACAAGAAGATATATGGAACAGATCAAAAAAGAAAACATCATCGCAGCGCTTCAGCGCTATGTGGAACGCTACGGATCAGTGCGCAAGGCAGCACGATCTATTGACATCCCTGAGAGCCTTATACGCTCAATCATCAAGGGAGAGGAACGAGTGGCAGACGCTACACTACATGAGGTGGCCGCCGCAGTAGGTTACAAGGTGGAAAAGTGGGAAGCCGTAGCTACCACCACCTACACACGTCTGACGACGATATACACCGACGCACAGGAGAACGCACTTGTAATGGCGGTATGTGGTAGAGCCGGCACGGGTAAGACTTTCACGACGAAGCATTATGCACAGAGTCACCCCGACACAATAGTAGTCTTCTGCTCGGAGTTCTGGGGTAAGAAGCAGTTCCTTCAGGAGTTGCTCAAGGCTATGGGTGCAGACTACCAAGGGTGCAATATATCGGATATGATGGATAAGGCGGTGCGTCTGATCAAGCGCAAGGAGTCGCCACTTATCGTGCTCGATGAGGCTGACAAGCTCACAGATGCAGTGCTCTACTTCTTCATCACGCTTTACAACCAATTAGAGGACGAATGCGGACTCATACTCCTCGCTACCGACTACCTCGAGAAGCGCATGACGCACGGCTTGCGCCTTAAAAAGAAAGGCTATCAGGAGATATGGAGTCGCTTAGGACGTAAGTGTGTAGCTCTGCGCGGTCTTACACAAGCGGATATAGCTATGGTGTGCGAAGTCAACGGCGTAGACAACGCCAGAGAGATAGACAGCATCATCGATGATGCCGAGGAAGACTTGCGCCGAGTGAAGCGCCGAGTGCACGCCTACCTAAGAAAGAAAGAGAAAGCTACAGCCAACAAGAACGACCATGAGCAGGAAGCGTAAACAGAGAGCCTTCGGTCTGTCGGATATACTCTCATACAACCCGACAGTGCTCCCTTTTGAGGGCGAGTGGCGTGAGAGCTTCGGGTGTCCGGAACTCACTGGCACATGGCTGATATGGGGTCACTCGGGCAACGGTAAGACACGCTTCGCTCTGCAACTTGCCAAGTATCTATGTCGCTTTTGCAAGGTGGTATACAACTCACTCGAGGAGGGGCTTAGTCTATCGCTTCAGAAGGCAATAGTAGATACCTCATTCAACGAGGTGCGAAGTCGATTCACGTTGCTTGACAAAGCAGATATAGAGACACTCAAGGCGCATCTTCGCAGGCAGCGTAGTGCTAAGGTGGTGTTCATCGACTCACTGCAATACACAGGCATGGTATACAAGGACTACACAGCCCTCAAGGACGAGTTTCGCGATAAGCTCTTTGTCATCATCTCTCACGCTTCGGGGCGTGATCCGAGAGGGTCGGTGGCAGTGACGGTGAGGTATGATGCCAATGTCAAGATATACGTTGACAAGTTCAAGGCTTACCCGACAAGCCGATACGGAGGCGGTGCACCATACATCATCTGGAAGGAACTTTACCTACAGGAGATACAAGACCGTGCGCAGCTCGTGCGCACTGACTGCGCACCAGGTGCGCACCCGCTGCGCACGGTGGAAGAGATAGAAGAATATTAACCAATAAATAATAACAACATGAATGTATACATCAGCGGACCCATATCGGGCAGAAAGAGAGAAGAGGTAGAGGCGCACTTCGCCGAGGCGGCATCTGTCATCCAGGAGTGCGGACACACAGCGGTGTCACCTCTTGACAATGGTCTCACCCCCGACGCCCCATGGCGAGAACACATGAAAGCCGACATCAGCAAACTCTTAGAGTGCGACGCCATCCTCATGCTCTTCGAGTGGAAGCGCAGCAAGGGTGCACGTATCGAACATACTATAGCCATGGAGGCAGGTATGACGATGTTCTATTCTTACTCTGGACTAAGACATATCAACACCCACAAACAGCATGGAATATAGCGAATCTAACGGCAGCGTATGGAGATACGGCAAAGGTGTATCTCTTGAAGAGGCGCAGGATATCTTTGGTCGCAAACTCCCTGACATAGAGGTAGACCCCATCAGCGGATATGTACCAGTGAGACCAGGCATAGCCCGACGCATAGACACCAAGAAGAGGCTAATGCTCGCTAAGTACTACATCTCAGCATGTGGCGAACGTTCGTCAATGTATGTAATAATAACGGACATCAATGACGAAGGGGCGGATAAGGACATCGGCATACTACAGTTTCATGCAGCTATTGCCTACGCTATAGAAGCAGGACACACAGTGTGGCTCTATGAATGTCCACATGGTAAGATTGTCGACATCAACCCACATCGCAACTTCCGCCCACAACCGGGTGCAATTCGATTAACTAAGGAAACATTTAAAATGCATAGATTATGAAACAAGCTATTCACAAACGACCACTTCAAAAGGTCAACTACGACATCACACAGGTTGCCTCTGGCTATGAAATATACATGGTCATAGGCGGGGAACGTAAGTTCATCGGCGCAACTCTCACTCGTGAGACGGCTGAACAAGCCGTGGCTAAGCTCGTCGCCATGGATAGGCAGAGCGCCATAAGGGCAGAATGCGTCAAGCGCAAGACACGCACTGCATTTAACAAGATACGTCCGGGCATGATACAGGTGGCGGCTATGAGTATCGATCCCGAACGTGCATGGCGTTTCCGTGAGGCTGTCATGATGCTCAACTACACTCTCCACATGCTCACCGACGCTTTCGACGAGGTGGCAGAGACATGGAACAACCTTGTTAATCCCAATGTCCGCCAACGTCTCACTCAGGTGATGCGTGGCGTTGACCGTGTGCTCGACGATATCCTTGCTTCACAGATTGCAGGCGACGCTGCAGACTACGGACATGTCATCGACGCCGCTCACGCCATAGGTGAACGTGTCAACATCATGGTCAACTACGGATACGCCGACGACAACGATATGGGGTGGCGCATGAGAGCCATTGACGAGTGTCTCGACAGAGTGTTCCCCGACCAATGGATAGCCGAGAAGCGCGCCTCTATTGCCAAACAGCTCATAGATACGATAACCAAAAACAGCCAGCGCAATGATGACAAGGGCAGATAATGAGTGCAAGGTCATGGAGTGCATCGTCACATGTCGCACATGTAAGGGCAGAGGTGTCGTGGAGGTGCTCGATGAGAGCGACCCGCTCGGCTACCACGACTCCGACACCAAACAGTGTCCCTCTTGCATGGGCAGTGGCATACTCCGACGCATAGAGATGCTGAATGTCTACTACGCACAGCATCTGCCATCAGGAAGAGAGGAGGTGCGACATGACTAAGAATAGATATGGCCGATTCTGGCTCGCTGTAAGTAAGCTATACAAAGCCGATGAATGCGTCAAACAACAATTAGTGCGCCAATACACCGAAGGACGCACGATGAGCCTTAGAGAGATGAGCGACGCAGAGTATAATGCGATGTGTGACGCCTTAGAACGCAAGGTGGCGGACGACGCAAGAGATGCACTCCGCAAAGCTCGCTCATCTGCTCTACATCACATGCAGAGACTCGGCATCGATACAACCAACTGGAGCCGTGTCAATGCCTTCTGCCGAGATAGCCGAATAGCAGGCAAGGAGTTCGGTGTGATGAATACCGATGAGCTTAACGAATTAGTTAAGAAGTTGAGAGGCATAGAGCGCAAGGGCGGACTTAAGCCAAACAACAAGAAGGCAGGACCTACGGTGGTACTCATCAATCTCGACCCCGATAAGATAGCCATAGAGTAATTAACCAATTAAAAATAAATCAAAATGGAAACACAAGAAACAACGACCGTACAGGTCACAGAAGCAGAGCTCGCAGAGCTACAGGCTCTCCGTCAGGAGAAGTCCAAGAAAGAAGCCGCCGACCGCCGTAAGGCAGAGCGTGAGCGTTACGCCGAACTCGTAGATGCACAGGTGAAGAGTGCTGTTAACTCTCTCACCATGCTCTCTGACTACATCGCACAGGTTAAGAAGGAGGTGTTCTTCGATTTCGAGACTATCCTTGCCATGAAGGCAGAGGTCATGGAACAGAGTAAGGACAACCAGCGCACGCACACTTTCACCAATTCGGACAGTTCTATGCGTATCACTCTCGGCGTGCATACTGTCGACGGCTACCGTGATACTGTCGAAGATGGCATCGCCATGGTGATGGAGTACATCCAAAGCCTCGCTACTGATGACAACTCACGTGTTCTGGTAAGTGCTATCACTCGTCTGCTTGCTCGTGACAAACACGGCACTATTAAGGCCTCACGTGTTTTGCAGCTTCGCAAGATGGCAGAGGAGTCGAACGATGAGAAGTTCATGGAGGGCGTGAAGATCATCGAAGAGAGCTATCAGCCGACGACGACAAAACGCTTTCTACGTGCCGAGATACGAGATGCTCACACCAATGCATGGGTGTCAATACCGCTCAGCGTGACGGAAGCCGAATAAAACGAAATCGGGGAGAGTGGTCGCCCATCAGCGCCCACCTCTCCACTTTTGAACCATTTCGATAAGCCAGATGAGCAGAGCGAAACTTGTTTCAGCTATGCCATGGCGAGAAATGGTGCATAAATATGAACGAAAACATGAAGATTTTAGCAATAATAACATTGGCGGTTGCTGTGATAGTCTCTTACGGTCTGCTCTTCTTCGCATACAACCGCATATATCCATACTTTGACAAATGGAAACGATGGAAATAACAAGAGGATTAGAAGTGCTGCTTAACGTCGTTTGGGGCAGTGTGGTGGTGGCTTTTGCGCTACTGGTGATAAGTTCGGCTACATACGTGGCTGTTCACCTTTGGAAAAAGAAAAAGTAACAACAAAAGATTAAAATTATGACAAGAGAAGAATACGAACACATGCGCCACGCTATCAAGGTGGAGCATGCCAGAAAAGAGTCGAAGTTCGCTATAAAGCGAGAGGAACTCAAAGCACTACGAGTACAACTCGATACAGAGTTGGTAGATGTCAAGAGACAACTATCGAATCTCTCCCGCAAACAGGTTGCAGAGATAGCCGTCTATCATGAGAGGCTTAGCGCGCTCCTCAAAGAGTACGAAGCAAACAAAGAACAAGAGGTCGAACCATCAACGACACAGCCATGACACATGAAGAGT